ATATTATACCATACTTTTTCCTATAATGCAAGTTTAAAATGAACCTTTTGTTAAATTAAATGTAGGATCTAAATCTGTAGGATCTTCAACTTTCATAATTACTTGATCATCAAATAATAATAAAAGTCTTATTCCTTTATAAAACAACTTCTGTCCAACATGTTTACCATAGGCAATATAATCTGTTTCTTGACACCAAGGACCTTCTGGAAATTTATCTTGATCTTTATAAGCTAACTTACCAAGTCTTAATACTCTTCCAACTGTTGTTAAATATGATATATCTTCTCTTGTTGAATCAGGTAGTAATATACCACCTTTTGTTTCACCTTTAATACTTATAGGTCTTACAAGAATATGATAACCTGGTAGTTCTGGTAGAACTATAGGATCATTTTTATCATCATCTGTAATCCATAAGTCATTCTTTATACTTTTTCCTAAAGCTACTTGTTGCATTATTCATCATCCCCATCATTATAAGTTCGTTTTTTTATTATATCATTTAATCTTTGTCTAGACCATTCTATACCATAAATAGATCCAACAACTTGTCTATAGTGAGAATAATCTTCAGCCAATCCTGACCCAAGTTCATTTTTTAATTTTTGAATCTCATCACTATAGGCTTTTACTACTTCATCCCAAATATCCATATAGTAAATCCTTTAAAATAATATTGGGCAGTAAATAAATACCACCCAATATTGGTTATTAATTTTAACTATCTGTAAATGGTGTTGCTAAAGTTCCATCACCCATGAGCCATGCTTCAACCCACCAAGTAGTAGTATTTACTCCTAAGAGTTTAATATAACCACCTGTTAGCCATCCTTGTTCTACTTGTCCTAGATCAATAACATCATTAGATGATGCAGGATGGAAGTTATCTGTTTCACCAATTTCACCTGTATCAAATAAAAATGCAGTTCCTAAGAAACCATCAGTACCATCAGTAGTTGCTGTCTTAATTTGACCTGCACCTGTAAAAGTTGTTTCTACGAGAAAGGTATATTCAATACCTGCTGCAGGTGTTGGTAATGTTACAACAATACCTCCTGCTCTATTAAAACCATAAATAGTACCAGAATCAGCAGAAGTTATTGTTTTAGTAGCATCTGTAATTGATTCATAATCAGATAAAATATTTGCTGCACCAGTAAGTTTTAGAGTACCAGTACCAGATACATTACCACTACTATCAACAGTATAATTATCTGTAGCAGCACCTGTAGTTGAGCTTATACTAATCTGTTTAAACCCATTTTCAGAACGTACTGCTCCATTAAAAGTTGTGTTTGCCATAATTTTTCTCCTTCAGAAAAAAATAAACTTATTGTCTTGGCTTGTCTGCTAGGGCAGTCAATAAGCTATAAAAATATCCCTAGTTATAAAAATTTATTTTGGATAATTCGTTAAAGATTCTGGATCTTCTCTTAAAACTCTACCTCTTCTACCCATTCCAGTAGCACCATCACTATCAGATTTTTTTACAAAATCTCCAAAAGTATCTCTACCATTAGGAACATGATCATTTATACCAAACTTATTTTTAGCATTATTATCCGTAACATGAACAGAACCTTTTTGTAATTTAGTTGATCCTGCACTATCATTGGGATAATGTACTCCTCCATATTTAGGCATCTTTATCCTCCTTTTCAGTTATTTTAGTCATTGATTCCATTAACTTTAATGTTAATTGTTTATCATCTTTTTCAGCAGTTTGTTCAAGTTTTTCTCCACTTTCTAAAGTTTTTAAACTCATTTGCTGTCCTTTTAATTCTATCTCAGCTTGTTTAGCTGCTGTTTCATTTAAAAGTTTTTGTTGTTCTAATTGAATCTTTTCTTCTTCTATAGCCATCTTAGCCATTACATCTAATTGTTTTAATGCTTCTCGACTTGTTCTATCATCAAAAGCTTTTTGTGCTTTAACTGCAGTACTTACTCCAGCTTGTTGAGCATCAATCATTTGTTGTTGACGTTTAAGTTCAAGCTCTTGCATATCTAAAGCCATTTCAGCATTATCTTTTACAGCATCAAGTTTTAATTTATCTTTTTCAACTTCTACTCTCGCTTGTTCAAGTGCAACCATTTGTTGTTCAGGTGATTGAGCTTGACCCATTGCCATATTAGCATTAAGAACATCTTTAGCAGCAGCAGCCATTACAGCTTCTATACCTGATGGAGTACGTTGTTCTGGTGGTAATTGTTCTACCATTACCCCAGTTACTCCACCCATTTGTTCTTGATATTTCATTACAGAATGTTCTTGTACATTTGCTTCTAGAACTGGACGTAATCTTTGCATAACTGGATTAGCACCATTCATGGGATCTTGAAGATATGACATCTTTACTTGTATATGAGCATCATGATTCTGTCCTGGAAATGCTGCAATAGGAATTCCTTTTGTTGCTGCTGTAATATCTGATACAGGGTCCATTGGTTGTGCTTGTGGTTCAGGTGGTAAAATCTCTTCCAGATTTGGCATATTAGAAGCATTAAGAATTGTTCTATTTAAAGCTTCAAGATTAAACATTCCTGGTGGCGATTGTTGTGCCATCTGTAAAGCCATATTTGCTAACATCATTCTATGAGCATTGCTTGGTATATTTGGATCACTTACAGGTACAACATCTATAGCTCCATCAAAATCTTTTTTGAAAATACTTCGACTTTCATTTGGAACATCATATGGATATTCAACTGGTAAATAATCATAATCTACTTCTGCAATAATTTTAAATTCATTTCTTTGAGCTTTGTGAAGACGTTTATGAATTCCTGAAAAAAACTTACTGGAAGCTTCAAGTAAAGCCATAGTAGTTCCAACAGGTCCATAGGAGGCAGCATCAGAAACTATTTGTTCTGTGCTGTCTGCAAACTTCTGTCCAGCAGTAGTTACAAATTGTAGCATCTGGTATAGAGTTGAGGAAGGCTCTTTATATGGGAGTGGTATAATAGCCTTTGAGAGATCTATACCTGTAGCTTCAACCTCCTTGAACTCACCTGGAGCAATAGGATCGTTATCACCGACCATTCTTACTCCTTTAGCCTTAAACCCTCCTGGTAAATTAGCAAACTGTCCAGCATCTACTAAATTACGCATTGCAGCAGTTGCTGTCATAGTTAGATTACCAAGGAAATGTATAAGACCAAGCCCATAAAACCCAAATCCTGGAACGAATCTATAATGAACAAAATGAATTCGTTTTTCTTTTTTAGGATCATTAGGTTTATAATTTCTACGAATACTTAATATCTGTCTTGAGTCTTGTTCAACTGTTATAATATAAGGAGCATATTCTCCTTCTTCTGTTTCAGAATCAGGAAGATCAAGATGTACATGTTGTTCTAATAAAACATATTGTGGATCTGAATCGGCTGTGGGAGATAAACCAAGTATTGTATCCATTTTAGATGCAAAAGCTGTTGGTGTTGGATTACTTGCTTCTGGTAATTCTATATCAGAATATATACCAGCATCAATATCATGTTGCATATCAATAGGATTTTTATATATTATATGTGTATATCTATCAGCTTTACGTAAATCTGAAGCATAATAAGAAACATAAAATTGATCTATAGGAACAAATTCAGCTACAGGTCTTTCTAAGTTTGCATCATAATATACTTTTTTAAAGGCAGAACCTATTAATGGTAAATGAAAAAGCATTCTTTCAAATTCATCAAAGTATTCTGGCATCTGTTCAGTTAATTGATAGTTCATAAAGTTTTGAACACGATTAGCTTGTGCTTGTTTTTGAACAGATTGTTTACCTAGAATTTGTGCTTTTACTGGTCCTCCAGATGGAAAGAGTTCCTGTGAAGCTTTTGCTTGAAACTTTACTGCAGATTCTATTAATAGTGGATGAACTGCTGTACATGCTCCTTCAAAAGGTTCACTAGCATCTTCTAGTTTTAATCCTAATAAGTCAAATCCTCTTTCAAACATAGATTCCCATTCACCTCTGGAATCTTTATCAGATTGAAACTTATCTATTACATCATTTCCAATAGAAGTTAAATCCTGATCATCTAATGTATCAGCAATATTACTATACCATTCTTCTGCTGATACTTCTTCTTCTACTTCTGTAGATTGATCAAGATTAACAATGACTCCCCCATCATCTGCTAATTCAAAAGTTGTTTCAGTATTTTCTGTTTGTTGAATAGGCTCCATAGGTACAACGCTTGGTGTATCTGCTGGAATCATATCAAATGGATTTCTCTCTGTTGCCATTATTTTATACCTAACATTTGTTTTTGTTTATTTGTTAAAAATCCTGACCATGTTTTTCTATCTAATCCAGAATCTCTTGCAGCTCTAGCATTTCTTAAATTTCTATTGGCAGGAGTTTTCTTTAATAAATCATCTAAAGTTTTTACTATTGTCTTACCTTTAGATCCTTCATTAAATTTTAAAATATATTGAGCTGTACCTTCAGCTTCTTTAGTATGTGGATGATAAGTAACTTCACCAGTAACTGAGTGTCTACCACTTTTACTTTCCCACTTTCCTGATCCTTTTACTTTAGAACCTTCAAAAGGTTTTCCTTTAAGTATATTTTTATGTTGAACAGAACCTTGTAGATCTAAATTTAATTTATCACCAGCTTTGGTATCAAAAAATTTCTGTTTAACTTTTGTTTTATCTGGTGTTACTTTTACTTTTGTTTCCATTAATATTCTCCCATATATTATATTACTATTATACCATTAAACTCGCCAGTATGCAACTCTTTTTTTATTTTTTTTATCTTCATCATCATAATAGGGATCATCAGGATGTGTTAGGTGCCAGGATTCCTTCATATAATGTATTGCCATTGTCATTGCATCAACTTGGTCATCATGTGCAGCATTAGGAAATTGTAACATCTCTGTTAGTAAATCATCAGCCCAAGGTTTATTTTTAGGTATCCATACTCGTCCTATTTCAATCATAGGTGATGCTGCATGTACTCTACTAACTTTATCTCTATCTGGTATATATTCTTGAACAGGCAATCCACCTCTACGCATATCTTGAATTAAAGACTGTCCACTTGCTTTTTTCTCTACAATACATACATCTGGATGGAATTGATTGTATAACATTTGTGCCATTCTACGCAGTTCAGGATATTCATATCGTCCTTTCATATTTCCTAATAAAATTAAATTTGGAGCAAAGTTTTCATATCCTGTTTCATCTTGATCAAATAGAGAAAAGATTCCCCATGTTTGAATAACAGAGAAATCAGCAGTTGTTTTTGTAGAAAAAGCTGTATCATAGGTTTGTATTATAAAATCACAGGTAGGTGGATCTTCATATTCCCACCATTTAATCCAATTCTTTTTAATTAATCCCCCTTCATCAGGTGTGGGATTCTGCATATATAAAGCATTCCAGTATCTGGAACCATTGGAAGCTTTAATTTCTTGTTCATCTATTTGTAGATAATGATCAGGTTTCCATTCAGGAAAGTAACTGGAACCTACAGGTAACTTGAGAAGTTCTGCAGCATCCTCATCCAACCATGCAGGTATGCGAATAACTTCCCAAGGAATAACTTTATATTCGGACATATCTTCCTGTTGCTTTAAAAGCCAGCCACAGAGATCATCATAATGATATCTGGTATTAATGATTAAGATAGCACCATTGGGCATGATACGTGTTCTTAGTCCAGCAGGATACCATTCCTTGACGTATCTTCTGCCAGCTTCTGAATAAGAGTCTTCCTCTGACATGACATCATCAAGAATTGCGATATGTGCTCCTCGTCCTGCAATCTGCGATCTAACTCCAGCAGCATAGTAACTTCCACCTTGGTTAGTTTTCCACTTCCCTGCTGCTCTGACATCTGTGCGTAAGGACACTCCTCTGAAGATATCTTGAAATTGTTCAGTCGATACAATATCCCTGACAGAACGTCCAAAGTCGCTTGATAACTGGTCACTATGAGAAACAGTAAGTATTTCATGTTCTGGATTCCTTCCTATATACCATGCTGGAAATAGTTTAGAACATAGAACAGATTTAGATGATCTGGGAGGCAAAAATACCATTAGCCTTTTAATCTCACCAGACTCTAATTGTTTTAATTTTTTACTGATAACTTCGATATGTCTTCCCATTCTCCAATCTGAGATAAGAGTGGGAGCTACAAAGCGAACAAATGTCAAGAAATCTGCTTTAGATTCTTGTTCTACATATTGTTCTGCTAGGAATTTTGTATTTAAGACACTTTCGAAAGGCTTTAATTCTATATTCATAATTATATTATACCATACTTTTAATTACTATGCAAGTCTTTTTTACTGATAAGTCTTTTAAAGTCTTATTAGTATATTATATATATATATATATATATTATAATTATTATAATAATTACTTAATAGACTTATAAGCTCTGTAGAGGCATGGGCGATTTTGACCCATAGATTTTTAGTCTATAAGTGTCAGGGTGTTATATAATATAAGAGCAGGACGCCATTCTTTCCCCCACCCCACACTTTAAAAGGTTATATAAGATTTTCCTAGAAAAAAGGAGTGTTCAAAAGTACGCCCCCAGAATAAAAGTATTTTTATTTTAGTCCTTTCATTTTAACTGGGGGATGTGAATAATAACCCACACTAGATAATAAAAAACCCTCCTACATAAATCAATACATAGGAGGGTTAGGGAGGTAGCTCTGAAATTTATTTTTCTTTTGAAAGTTGTTCGGCTCTTTCTTTAGCTTTGTTAAGACTTTCAAAGATTTGAAACTGTGGGATATGTAGGGATAACTTCGGAGCAATTCCAGATGTATGGATACTATCAAGCAGTTCGTTATAGTTCATTATAATAACTTGTAATGATTGATTATCAATACCTCCATTACAATCCACAACAGATAAATCCAGTTCCTTTATTTCTGCCAGAGTTTCTAGGGCTGGCTCTAGATTATCTAGAATTGTATTTAATCTTTCTTTTGCTGTTCTAGTTCTCATACTAAAAATAACTAATTTAACAGTCAATTGAGATATTAGCTTATCAAGTTTATTTTTATCAATTATTATTAATGACATTTCAATAACTCCTTAAAAGATAATAACAATAATATAATGACAATCCCATTATCAATGCGAAAAGATGTACAAGAATTTCAAAGGTAGTACCAGCAGTAAACAAGCCAACTATTCCAATAAAAATTCCTATAGGTCCGAAAATTAAACAAAGTATTTTCATTTTACTTAACTCCATTAATTAAATTATCAATCATTGTAACTTCTGCAAAAAATTCTCGTCCTCCATTATTTGTAAGTTGTGGACGATTACTTCCAATGAGTTTGCCATTGCTTTTATATTCTGGTCCGAAAAAACTTGTTTCGGTATAGTTTAATTTATTACCAATATTTTTCTTTAGTTCTTTTTTACTTTGGTAATTAAAAATCATCATTTGATTATTCCTTTTTTTAATTAACATTAATGTATTCTCTCATATTTTTAATCAAAACACAAGCCACAAATGAGAACAAACCAAGAACAGATTATGTAGATATCATGTAGATTTTATGTAGGAACAAAGGGTGAACAGATTATGGAGAGATTATAGTTAAAAAAATAAAACAAGTGCTAGACAATACTTGACAAGCTCGACAGAATAAAACACCAAGCTAGACAATATTTAATAGTGCTAGACAATAAGTAAATGCTAGACAGTATGCTAGACAATAAATAAAAGTGCTAGACAATCC